TCGTTTCTTAGCAGTCCTATAATCATAATCCTCTACCTTGTACTTCTCTCCCTTCTGCTCTTTGATAGGTCTATATAAGATAGCCATTACACTATCCATAGCACTCCAACCTTGTCCTAGCTTATTATCTAAATCTACAAACTCTTTTAACTTTAGTTCGTGTAAGTTAGGGTGGAAGCCATAATCTACACCATCTATTGTTATCACTAGGTTTAAATCTGTATTAGCTGCATTTTCCATTAGCTTTCCTAGTTGTTCCATTACTGCATCTATATCTGACTTCTTACAACCTTGCAATAGTTCAGCAGGTGCATTAGTGAAACTGCTAATAGTAATTATCATCTTCTCTAACTCATCTTCTATGCCCTCTACCTTTGTCATAAAGTCCATATACTTACCTAACGATACTTGCGACCAGCTTGTAGGTATTGAGTAATTGATGTCATTGATGATTAAATCCATAATATAAAATATAAAAATTAAAATTTGAGTATAATAGTCTTACTGTATGTAGTATTGTCCTTGTGGTTTTAACTCATAGTACATTCTCATCGCTAGTGCATCACTAAAGTCAGGAGAACGACCAATAGCTAGTTTAACTGCATCTTTACTTACTAATTGTAGCTTAGTGTCTTTATCAAAGTTCTTACGTCTTACTTGCTCTAATTCTTGTATAATATAATTCTTGTGGGTTATATTAGTACAGTTAATATACACCCTAGACTTATTTAGAGCCTCGCTAAGAGCATAATAGCATTGCGTCTTTAGATTGATATAGTTTTCATTTTTAAGTGCCTTAGAATTGTTTACAAAGCCTTTGCATCTTAATATATCTTTAACACCACCACCTACACCATCATCATCAACTATAATATTACCTAGTGATACGTTGTAGTTTCTTTGTATGATGCGTATTTCATCTGCTGCTTGTGTTACACTATTAACATCTAACACCTTAAAGTATTCGGCTCTTAGACCATTCCAATACACTATGACTGTCTTATCCTTACCAAATCTAGCTATATCAGCAGTTATGTACCCTGTACCTGTTGGAATATCTTCTAATTCAAATGCACCTAGTATAGCATTGTAGTTTATTAGCTTATCTTCACTATCATCGTACTCCCAATTACCATATAGTAGTCTTTGCTTACTGATATGGTCTAGCTTTTCTAGTTGGTCTTTATAGTGCTTAGATATGTGTCTATTATCTGTTACTAACGATTGTATAAACTTTCTGTAAGCTGGTAGTCTATTCTCTTTGTGTGGCTTGTAGAAACTTGTGTAAACCCATTCTTTACTAGGATTACAAGTCATTAGTATCTTAGGCATTAAATTATAATTATCTAATTTATATCTAATTCTACTACTTACTATTTGCTTTGCCTTCTCTGTAATCTGATTGCACTCATCTATAAATGCAGCAGTAAGTTCTAATGAACCTAGACTATCAAAGTTCTTATCTGATGGGTATTGAAATAAGTCTTTTAATATAACTTCTGAACCATTGTAGAATGTAATAATATTACTTGATGCGTTGTATTTGTAATGTACGTTGGCTTGTATTCCCCATTGACTACATACATCTAAAAATGTATTTAATGTAGTTTTCTTTAAACTATCTAACTTACTACGACCTATCAAACACCTGATACCATCGTACTGTGTACATAGAGTTATTATCCAAGCACAACCTAAATATGATTTACCACCACCTGCAGCACCACCATATAATACCTCTGTTGTAGTATCATCTGTTAAATATTCTAACGCTAACCATTGCTTATCAGTTAGTGTTGCTATCATCGTCTTTCTTTAAAATAATATTGATAGGTTTAAACTCTCCTGATATATCTAACTCTTGCTTCTCTACATACCCTCGTTTCTTGCCTTTGGTCTTTAAGTAAAAGATTGTAGCTTGTGTCTTACCTTTACCTATCTGTTTATGTAGTTGGCTTTCTGCAAAGTCTATTGCTACATCATCAATACTGTTAACTGCTTGTTTATATGCTTCATCATCTTTTAGCCATTGGTAATGTGTAGTCCTATCTATACCTACTATTTTACAAGCTGATGTTACTACTCCTAATGTCTTTTCTAATGCTTCTAACATTGCTACTTTATGTTTCTCTGTTCTATCTTGCATATGTGTTGGATTTTGTTGATTATATATACTCCCAAGCTGTTGTTATTCTTGTGGAACTATCACCTAAATTATGTTTAGCAGACCTACCATATTTATTACATTTCCATTTATTACTTTTCTTAAAGTAATTAATTAAACTTGGTGCTGACGTAGTAATTGTATATCTATAATTATCTTTTAAATACATATCTCCTATATATTCTGTTAATCTTATACCTAACCCTATTCCTTGAAAATCAGGTAATATTACCAATCTATGTATTCTTTTTACATTTCTAACTTTCGGATGTGGTTGATGTATAACACTTATAAAACCAGCTAATTGTTCATTTACATAAGCTAAATATACTGTTGATGCTTTATTATGATAATGACTTAAATAGTGGTGTTTAGCAAACACTTCCCATACATCTTTGTCTGCTGCTTTGTATATTTCAAATTTAATTTTTGGTCTATTTTTTTTTTGCCCTTCAAGTTTTTGAAAGGTCATACTGTCTGTATCAAATATCCAATCAGGCAATAGCCAATCTATTATATCATTATGACAAGCAACTGCTATAAATTTCTTTTTACTTTTCCTAACTGCTTTTTGTACTGCATAACTACCTATTCTAGCTACATTTCTATCTACTACACTTGTAAATTCATCAAATACTATTAATTCGTTATCTTTTAATAGTGATTGAGCTAAATCTACTCTCATCTTTTGACCATTAGATAATACTGAATAAGGTTTTAACCAACTTGGTGGTGAAGAAAAACCTACGCTATTAAACATCTTAGTAATTTCATCTACTGAACAATGTTCAGGCATATCATCTAATATAGATTTACTTTTATAATCAAAATTAGTTATATAAGCATCAGGAAACAATTCTTTAGCTATTGTAGTTTTACCTGTACCACTTGCACCAACAATTATACCTATTTGCCAATCATCATCTAAATCTATATTACCTACAAATTCTTCTTTTATATGTTCTGTTTGTAAATCAAATTTACCTATAACTGTTGCAACTCTGAATGTTTTATCAGGTTTTGTTTCTTTTAAAATGTTAAAATTCGGCATATGTGTCCTTCTTTAATTAATTTATCATATAATACTTCTAATTCTTTTTCATTTTTCAATTCAACTTCTATTTTGAATGTTTCTAATATTTTATCTGACATATCATCTGAATTGTTTTTTATATCATCTTCATTTTGCCATACATCTAACCCCCAATCTTCCAATTCTACACTATCCCACTCATTTGCTAATATATCCCAATCCCAATCACCAAATCCTAAGTTATCTTTTATGATAAACTCATTCTCTTGTTCCTTAGTAATATAACTTGCAACTATTACAGGTACTTCTTCGTATCCTAATTCTACTAATGCTTTGTATCTCATATTACCACCTAGTATATATCCATCTTCGTTTATTACTATTGGTCTTAGTTCTAACATTTCTGGAAACTCCTGTATGGATTTCTTCAGCTTTTCAAATTTTGCATTATTAACTAATCTAGGATTAGTAGGATTATTTCTTATACTATTAATAGGTACTGATTGCATTTTTAAAAAATTTATTGTTAATTTTATTTAATTCTGTTTGTTCTTCGTTTAAATGTTCTTGTCTTTTAAGTTCAAAGTTTAAATGGTCTATTGCCTTTTGTATGTCTTTAGCTATATCATTATCTTCTTTCTTACCTGCTCTCATTAAGTATGCTAGTGCTACACCTAAGTTATAGTTGTTGCCACAAAAGTCTTCTATGACTTCGTGTGCTTCCATTTTGTAATAAGTTCCTTTGTAGTAGTTTGGTGTGTCCATAGTTACATATGTAAATCAGTTCTCTTTGCTATTGTTCCATTGGGTTTCTTTATTATACCACCGTACCCCTTGTGTTCTTTTATGTACTTGCCATAAGTCTTACACTCCTCACAATATGTTTCAGGCTTTATTACTTCGCCATTAACTATCTTCATTGTGGTCTTGTGTACCTCAAATGTTCTACACTCACATTGATATTTCATTGACTATCTTTTTTATACCTTGATAACAAGTATTTATACAACTGCTACAATTAGAAGTTGTCTTATAGTTTGTTCTATGTATCTCATTGTATAAGGTTATCAATTCAGCTTTAGCTTCTTTGTTCTTTGCTCTACCACTTTTGCAGAACTCCCATACCTTTAGTATTCTTTGTTTTTGTTCTTCTGTTACCATTTTCCTTTTGGGCATTTTTCTGTTTTCCAAGCTGCCTTAGTTTCTATTGGACAACCACATATACTACATTCTACATCAGGTGTTAAGTGTGGGCATCGTGAGCAGATGTATGCTCTATCATAATATGTAGTAGCATCTACATTTTCCATACCACCTAGTAACCTTTTGCTTACTGCCTTTAGATAGTTATAGGTCTTTACCATTAAGTTTGGAGTGTCCATTTCCTTTCTCTTGTCCATATCTATAAAGTTTAATAATTCCTATTGGTTCGTGTTCATCACTTAGTACTATATCTACATCATCAAATACCATTTCATCTAAGTTTATAATGTATTCTAGTTGTCCTTGTTCATCATAACACTCTATGATGCTCAAGCCATACCCCACTAATCTTTGTAAATCATCATAAATCATTACGCTTCTCTTTTAATCTTTCTTTTATATATTCCTTAACCTTTTTAATAGTTATGTATATATTCATTCTACTTATCTTGGTCTTTTTACTGAGGCTAGAATAGGTATATCTTTTGCCATCATTATCACCAAGTACATACAATCTAAATAACTCTCTATCATACCAATACAACTCTGATAGTATATCATTTATCATATCACTATCTTGTATAAAATATAAATCTTCTGATTTTAGTTTCAAACCTAAATTCATAATATTATCATTGAAGCTAATATCTGAGTAAGGTCTATTGTATTTATAATAGTATTTAGAAGTTTTTGAATAATAGCTATTTTTGCATAGCCTTATAAAATACCATTTGATTTGCTTATCTCTTATAAGTTGTTCAAGCCTTTCAGTATTTTCGTATAGATACATAAATACTTCTTGTGTAACATCATCTAAATCCTTAGCTGGTATGAAGTTAGCAGCAGTATCTTTTAATAGTCTATATAACTGATTATCAATCACATAGCATTATACTAAAAATTGTGTATAAGTTTTATAGTGTTGAAAAGTTTTTATTCACACAGGTTTTTTAACTTTTCTTTATAAACTTCTATCAGATATTCTAAATCTGACTTAGAGTATTTAACAGATTTGTGACTTAGTGCTACTATTTCATCAACTGTATCTCTGCCTAATTCAGCTACTAACTTGTTGCCATATATCCATTTCTGACCTTCATCAAATAGGTTACACTTAGGACATTGTGGTCTGCAATTATGTTCGTACCATCTTGTACTGGTATGTTTACGACTTTGGAAGTGTCCATTGTGCATCTCT